CACTCTTTCCCTACACGACGCTCTTCCGATCTCCTGGAGGGAGTAGGCGGCAGTGGCAACTAGTTTCTGGATTATCAAAGGGACAAGCAAGACGCTCAAAGTGAATTTGATCGACGACGCAGGGCTGGCGATAGACCTGACCGGCGCTACCACCAGGTTGCAGGTAGCCCCATCCCTGGGGTCGGCGACTTTGATTTTGGAAAAGACGATGGTGCTGGACGGCGCTGCCACGTCTGGCAAAGTGCGCTATGACTTCGTGGCGGCGGATACACCAGCCAGCTTGAAAGCCGGCGACTACCAGGCTCAAATCGTTTCGACGTACGGTGACGGCACAGTGTGGAAGACACTGCCGTTTGTGTTCTCCATCAGGAGCGGCGTGAAGGCGTAGGGGGTGTGAGATGAGTACATTGTCTGACGCGGTTGGGCGCGTGCGGGAGCTGGTGCGTGACCTGACGCTCACAGACCCAGAAATGGACACCGGGCACTACGAGCACGCAGTTGCAGAAGCAGTTGTTTATTACAGCAAAGGGCACCCACGCCAGAGCGTCTACGATTACGCCGGCAACGGCTCTACGTATGACCTGTCGTTGCCAGCGGACTGGGATGAAGGGTTCAGTCGGATCATGGCTGTCGAATACCCATTGGGCGAACGCGAACCGGTGTACCTGGACAGCGACCAGTACATGCTGTACCGGACAGCGTCTGGCTGCACGCTGCGGTTGTTGCACGACACGCCGGCGCAGGGCGAGACGGTCCGGCTGACTTACACCCTGCCCCATTCCCTGACTGAAACAGCAGACACCATCCCACCGTCGCACTTTGACGCAGTGGTGTATTGGGCTGCGGCGCTTATGTGCCGCGAGTTCGCGTCTAAATTCATGCACACCCAAGACCCAACTATGAGCGCCGACTCGGTTGACTACCACTCGAAGGCTGACGAGGCGTCGCGGCTTGCCAGGCAATTCGAGTTGCTGTACTACAAGCACCTGGGCGAAGAAGCGAACAGCGACAGCAAGCTGCGCGCCGCGACCGGGTGGGCCGACTGGGGCTACACGACGCCATTCGGCAGGCAGGGAGGCGATTACGTATGGCACCGCAGGCGGATAACGTGAGCGTATTTTTGAACTTCGAGCTCAAGGCCGATTTGGGGCCGTTGCTGGGGTGGGCGGCAGGCAACCCCAAGCGCGAGGCGTTGCTGCGCCAGCAGGTTACGCAGTTGGCTACCGACCAGACTTTGAAGCTTTGGCGCGAGGTGGTACTCAGGACGCCGGTCAACACAGGCAAACTAAGCCAGAGCATCACGCACACCAGCCAGGCCGAAATCGCGATGATGGCTGCGGCTGGGCACGTGCGCGCGGCGGTGTACAGCGCTCCGCCTGTCGGCGGGGTCAAGGGGTACGCCCTGCCGGTAGAGACAGGCACGCGCCCACACGTGCCTCCGCTGGAACCGCTGCTGCTGTGGGCAGCGCAGCGCGCACGCGATAAAGGGAAGGGGATCAAAGACGTGACAGGGTTCGCGCAGGCGGTTCGGTGGCACATCGCCAGGCACGGCACGGTGGGCGCGAAGATGTTTGAGCAGGCCTGGGCTGGCGAGGCAGCAGGGATGCTGGCTGCGTGGGAAGCTTTGGTTGACAAGCTGGCAGACGCCTGGGTTGCCAGCGGCAACAAGGCAGGCTGAGGCTGTGACAGACTACGAGATTGGCCTGGCGGCTATCAAGAACGTATTGGAGAGTGTCGCAAATATCGGCGTGGTGCACGATTACGACCGCTGGACGGCGAATTTGCAAGAGTTTCGGGCGTTGTACCTGGTCACGATTGACGGCGTGCAGCAGGTGCGCGGTTGGGACATCTGCGAAGATACAGACGAGTGGCGCCCCACAGCGGCGCGGGGGGTGCACGAACACAGGGTGCGCTACCTGATACGCGGCTACCAGTCAGTCAACGACGAACTGGCGACTGGCAAAACGTTCCGCGCGCTGGCGGAGACAGTGTGCCAGACTTTGCGGAGCAACACCAGCCTAAACGGAGCGTGCCGCGAGGTGTTGCCGCCGGCTATTGCGGTGTACCAACCGCTGAAGTTCTTTGGGATATTGTGTCACTACGTTGAAATACCGGTCGAGGTGCTTTTCGACCGTACACTGACGCTGGCGTAGCGGAGGGAGGCGTAGTATGGTTTTGACTAACGCAGAGTGGGCTAACGTGACGGTGTGCATCGGCTATCGAGTGTACACGTTCGACAGGCGAGGTCGGCTGGTCGTGAGCGAGCTGCCGCCAGACGACCTGGACTGGTTTTTGCGCAATGGGTGCGCTGTGGGCGCACCACAGGCGCCAGGCTCAGCAGAGAACAACCTGCCCGGCAGTAGCAACGAGCAGGTGGAGGAGGGTGACTAATGTCAGCAACATCTTCGAGGCTGGGGTTTATCCAGGTTGGCAAGGAGACCACCTGGGGTACCGAGACGGCGACGTACCTGAGCACGCCGATAGACTTTCGTGCCGCGACCTGGAACCCGGCCAGAACTACCATCTACCCTGGTGGGCACGTAGGGAACCGGTACACGCCGCCTGTGTCCATACCTGGCCGGCAACAAGGGGCTGTGACCATCCCGGGGCAGTTCTACCCCAACTCTTGCGCGTTGTTTTGCTTAGGCGCGTTGGGGTCGGTCACGAGTACATCGTTAGGCGGCACCCCAGTTGCTTACCAGCATGTGTTCAAGTACGCGGTAACGCCGCCCAGCCTGTCGGTCAGGCGTTACGAGGGATCAACGAGCAACCACGTGAAGTTGCTCGGCGGCGCAGTGAACAACCTGACGCTGGAATTCGACGCCCAGGAAGATGGGGGCGTGGTGACCTTCTCTGCCGAATTGCTGGGGAAATTCCCAACCAAGGCAGCAACTGCCCCATCGTTCACCAACCCATCAGACAAGCCGTTCGCGGCGTGGACTGCACAGGTCACGAAAAACAGCAGCACTTACAGCTACCTGCTGTCGGCGCGGATCGCTATCGCCAACAACGTCGAGCTGGTCAAGGCAGGCGTGAACGTGGCAGACCCCAGCGAGCTGGTTTTTGGCGACCACGTGGTAGAGGGCGAATTGTTGTTCATGTTCGCCGACTACACCGAGTACGACGCGTGGGTTGCCAATACGGCGTCGGACTGGCAAATAAAATTCGAGGGCGACACCATCAGCGGCACGAACAAATACTCGTTGATTATCGACGCGAGCAACGTGGTGTACACGACCTACACGCCTACGACCGTGGGGCAGTTCCAGGCAGCGCGCGTGCCGTTCAGGGCGTTGTACAGTTCGGCTGACTCCAGTTGCGTGATGCTGACGGTAATAAATACTACATCCAGCTACTAGCCAGGAGGCTGGCACGACATGCGACCACGACCGTTGACCGTTGACCTGGCGGCGTTCACGCTGCCGTCGGTTGAATTTGAACCTGGCGAGACAGTGGTGATCCTGCCCAGATACGGCCTGCCAGGCGGCAAGACTGACGAGCTGGACGAACTCTGGCGCGAGGGGCTGGCGTCTGGGGACCTGACCGACTGGATGCGCCTGGCGCTGAAATACCAGATCGTGAGCTGGACTATCCGGGGCGCGAACGGCGAGCCGATCCCCATCCCTGCTGACGACCCAGGTTTTTACAAAGCGCCGCTGCTGGGCGCGTTTGAGCTGATCGCCAAGCTGTGCCTGTGGTTGCGCACCGGCGCCGAGACGTGCGAGATAGAGGTGGCACCAGGACACAAGGTGTACGCGCGCGCAGGCGGAGATGGGGTGGTACGGCCTGTGCCGCCGCCAGACACGCCGGCGCAGCAGGCGGAGGCGCCGGCCCCAAAAGCGCTGCCGGCGCGCAACCGCCGCAGGCGTGGCAAATAGCAGCAAGCCAACTGCAATTAGCGCGGGGGCGCAGGCCGCCCAGGACGCTGCGCGAGGCGCTGTTTGGGGCCGACCTGGAGGTGCTGTGGCGGGTGTGGTTGGTGCACCAGATCGAAACTTACGTGCCGCGCGAGGTGCTGGAGAGCCTGAACGAATGGGCTGGGGTGGTGGCAGCAGCGCGTGCGCTGCAACCCCAGGCCAAACCGCGACCTGGGGTGATAACGGAGGGCGAAATTGATTGACTACATACAGCAGTACCAGACGGTCGTGCGCAACGACAACCCTACACGCTCTATTGACGACATCACGGCAATTTGCCTGCACCACATCGCTGCCCCCACGTGCACTGCCGACCAGTTGCTGGAGACGCTGCG